GTTATGAAAACATCTGAACGCATCGCTGATGCCCTTGAGAGAATTGCTAATTCTCTTGAACACCTTCACATTGAATCCATTGATCATGCTCACATAGATGAGATAGATCACAACCATGTTGAAGGTGATGTGAATACACATCAAAAGACTTGGTGACTAAATGGATGTACTGAAAAATAGATGCATGGTCAATATGCCTGTGTATTCTATGCAGTTAGATATTGATAATGATAAACTTATTGAGGACATACAGCAACATAGAAATAATTTTCCCGAAGGTGAAATATCTAATGTAAAGGCATGGAGAAGTTCGTACAAGACACATAAGCAAACTAAAATCTTTGATTCATATATTAATAAAATTTTAGATGGAGTAGATAGAGCAAGAATATCCGATCCTGAGTCTTTTAGTAGACTTGATGTATGTACATACAAGGTTCAAGATTTTTGGGCACTGATGTATGAGCAGGGTGATCATACTGTAAGACATACTCACTATCCATGTACATGGGCATCATGTTATTATGCATATGCAGATGAGGACTCTGCACCTATAAGATTTGATATGTTGCGAATCAAACCGAAATCTGGTACACTACTATTATGGAACGGATCTCTCTTTCATTCTGTCCCTGAGACAAAAGGAAAGAGAATTGCTATTTCTGCAAATCTTATTATTGATGACTTTGGATAGAGACTTTATATGGGTTGAAAAATACAGACCCAAAACAATTGATGAATGTATTCTACCTGAGAGAATCAAGAAAACCTTTACTGATTTTCTAGCAAAGGGTGAACTACCAAACATGCTCCTATCTGGACCTCCCGGTATAGGAAAGACCACTGTAGCAAAGGCACTGTGCAAACAGATGGGACTAGATAGTTATGTTATAAACGGATCTGATGAAGGTAGGTTTCTCGACACCGTGCGTAATCAAGCTAAGAGTTTCGCCTCTACTGTTTCCCTTACGTCAAGGGGCAAGCATAAGGTTATCATCATTGATGAGGCAGACAACACCACCAATGATGTTCAATTACTTCTTAGGGCGAATGTTGAACAGTTCTATAAGAACTGTAGATTCATTTTTACGTGCAATTACAAGAATAGAATTATAGAACCATTGCATTCTAGATGCACAGTTATAGATTTTAGTGTAGATGGTAAAGAGAAGCAAACGATAGCAGCACAGTTTTTCAAAAGATTGAATGAAATATTATCTGTAGAAAAAGTTGCAGCAGATAAAAAGGTATTAGCAACAGTAATACAAACACACTTTCCTGATTGGAGGAGAGTTTTGAATGAAGTGCAGAGATATGCAGCAGGAGGAGAGATTGATACTGGTATATTATCTAAATTATCAGATGTAAACACAAAAGAATTGATGGGATATCTTCAGAAGAAAGACTTTCCCAATGTAAGAAATTGGATTGTACAGAATTTAGATAATGATCCCAACACAATACTGAGAAATATTTACGATTCATTGTATAATGTATTGAAACCTACAACTATACCACATGCAGTATTAGTTGTGGCAAAGTATCAATACCAAGGTGCTTTTGTTGCTGATCAGGAGATCAATCTCTTGGCAGCGATGACTGAAATTATGATGGAGTGTGAATTCAAATGACCAATCTCAAGACACCATTACGATATCCGGGTGGTAAGTCTAGAGCAGTTGGTAAAATCAAGAATTTCTTTCCTAATCTTTCAAATTGTAAGGAGTATCGTGAACCATTTCTAGGTGGTGGTTCTGTAGCATTACATATCAGTATTGCTTTTCCACACTTGAATATCTGGGTCAATGATCTATATGAACCATTGACAAACTTCTGGCAAATCTTACAAAAACAAGGTGATGAAATTGCATCCAAACTCAAAGATATCAAAACAAACACCTCCGACTGCAGAGTACTCTTCGAGGATAGCAAGTCTATTCTACAAGATAGAGGATCTACCCCTGTCGAACGTGCTATTGCTTTCTATATCGTTAATAAGTGTAGTTTCAGTGGTCTTACTGAGTCTTCATCTTTCTCAAGACAGGCGTCCATCCAAAACTTCAGCATGCGTGGCATCAACAAACTACCCCAGTATAGTAGAATCATTCAAAGATGGACAATTACAAATGACAACTACGAAATCTTACTAACAGATCTTGTAAATGCTTTTGTATATCTTGATCCACCATACGAGATAGATTCAAACTTGTATGGTAAGAAGGGTGACATGCATGAAGGATTTGATCATGATAAGTTTGCATACAAGTGTGATCAAAGGACTGCAAAGATGCTTATATCATATAACTCATCTCAACTCATCAAAGATAGATTCAATAGTTGGTCTGCATCCGAGTATGCTCACACCTATACTATGAGATCTGTTGGTGATTATATGTCCAAACAAAAACAAAGAAAGGAATTATTACTTTTTAATTACAACAAAGAACCAAAAATACAATTTTCATTTGAGAGTTGCTATAACTATGATAAACTCAACTCATCAGGATTGACATGAACCCAGAAAATGAAAATCCATTTTGGGGAGAACCCACTCCTAACGATTTGTGGGATGACATGGATAAACTTAATGAATTATATGAAGACCTCGGATGGGATCATACAGATTACTTGGAGATGCAAATCGAAGGTAATCATATTACAATAAGAAATAGATCAAGGGAAGGTAGATGAAACCAGAATTGAAGGATTGGTTGAACTCAATCAATTACAAAAAGAATAACTTATTTGATGATCCAGATGTTACTGATTCAATGTATCCTGCATTCATAGTGAACAGATGTATGGCAGGTCATATGGATGCTGTGCTATATGCTAATGAGATGAATATATACAATTCTTTAGATAAGAGACTACAGTACGACTTTTTACTAAATATTTTACGATCGCGGAAAAGATTTTCTCCTTGGATTAAAAAGGAAGAATTAGATAATCTTGAACTAATCAAGAAATACTATCATTACAGTGACGAAAAGGCAAAGCAAGTCCTCTCCTTACTTACCGAAGATCAGTTGAAATTTATTAGAAAAAAACTTGACACTGGAGGATTGCGATGAGCGTGGTGATTGAACCAATATATAATTGGTCACCTAGTAAAATGATTGAGGTTGTATTAGCAGAACCTGATGATTTTTTGAAAGTAAGGGAAACCCTGACAAGAATAGGAGTAGCATCCAGAAAGGAAAAGAAAATATATCAAAGTTGTCACATATTACATAAACAAGGTAAGTATTTTATAGTTCACTTCAAAGAACTTTTTGCTTTAGATGGTAAAAAGGCAAATCTAAGTCTTAATGATTTTCAAAGGAGAAATAGAATTGTTCAATTACTAGCAGATTGGGGTTTAGTTAACGTGGTTTCATCAGAGATGGTGACTGATATAGCACCACTCAATCAAATAAAAGTGATTTCATATAGAGAAAAGGGAGATTGGCAGTTAGAAACAAAATATAATATTGGTAAGAAAAAAAATACCGAACCCCAATAACCGTACCTTGAAAAAATAGCATCGTGTATAATTAGTACTGTCGCCTTCGGGGACATTATTCACAGACGCTAAAGAGGTCACTATGTTTAACAACGGAATCACGTTGACAGTTGGAGATACAGAAGAATATCTCAATAAAATAAGACGAAATATGATCGGATTTGACGATTGGATCAGCGATTTCGATTCACATTTTAAAAATTCTAACTACCCACCTTATAATACTATAAAGATATCCAATCATGAGTATAAAGTAGAGGTAGCACTAGCAGGATTCAAGAAAGATGAACTAAAAGTTTACACCCAAGAGGGTAAACTCATCATCGAAGGTAAGAAAATTGAGAAAGAGGGCACTGATTACATGCATCGTGGTCTTGCACAGAGATCTTTCACTAGATCATGGGCAGTTCCTGATGATTTAGTAGTAAAGAACGTAAATTTTGAGGATGGATTACTCCTTATTGATATAGAAAGAATCATTCCGGAGCATAGGCAGCGTAAGGAGTGGCTCTAAATACCTAAAAAGCAATTAGGTCGTGTTCAATAGGGTAAGAAAACACATTTCAGCGTCAGATCTTCGTCGATTGAACGAGGGTCTGACTTTGAAGTTTAGAGATAAATTAAATCCAGTATTTTGGGGTCCATCTGGTCTGAAATCTACAGTCAGAGAAAAATTAATGGAGTTCGGTAAGGCATTTGCAGACTATGCAGAGATACCAGAGCAAGGAATTGTAGATATTTTGATGTTAGGAGGTAATGCAGGGTATAACTATACCAAATATTCTGATATTGACGTGCATTTGGTGGTAGATCCTAAGTATGTACCTGATTGTGATCCAGAATTGATAGATGACTACTATATGGATAAGAAAACTCTGTGGGAGTTGACTCATGATATCAAAATATATGGTGTACAGGCAGAACCATACATTGAGAGACCCGGAATCACTAGAAAGAAGAGTCAGGGAGTCTATAGTATATTAAAAAATAGATTTATACAAGAACCACAACGATTTGAGGGTGAATTAGACGAAAGAGAACTAGAAAAAAAGACAAACAATATCAAAGGTAAGATAGACAGACTCGTAGATAGTGATAATGGTGTCGGATTACGTGCTATAATGAAGAAACTAAGGGCAGCAAGGCAAGCATCACTCGATTCCTTTGGAGAGTATGGATTTGAGAACCTTGTCTTCAAAGAACTAAGAAATAGTGGTTACATTGACAAAGTAAGGGATACCGTGCTACAATTAAATTCAAGAAACCTATCCTTGACATGATACAAATATTATTATTGAAGAATCAATTGGTTCTTATTGCTCGAATTGAAGAAGTTGGTACAGAATTAGGAGAACCAGACTGTAAGTTGTTAGAACCATACGAATTGAAGCAAGAGAATGGTGAAAACTTCTTGACATCGTGGCCAAGTTTTACATCACAGAAGGAATTGATGATTCATTCTGATAGTATACTAACAATGGTACAACCTGATAAGGATCAACTTGATAAGTATCAGACACTTACAGCAAAACCTAGCATCACTGTAAAATGAGATATTACACCAACGTTCAGATGGTCGGCAACGACTTTCTGGTTCGTGGGTATGAGAATGGCAGGTCATTTACATCACGAGATGATTTTCAACCCACTTTGTTTGTTCCTAGTAAGAAGAAAACAAAGTATAGAACCTTGGATGGGAAGTATGTTGGTGAGATAAAACCGGGAAACGTAAGAGATTGTAGAGAGTTTATAAGATCACATGAGAATATAGAAAAGTTCCCTATCTATGGCAATCGTAGATACATCTATCAATATATTTCAGATAAGTATCCAGAAGATGAGATAAAGTTTGATCTCAACAACATGAAACTCGTCACGATTGATATTGAGGTGAAGTCTGAGAATGGATTCCCCTCTGTAGAGAAGTGTGATGAAGAGATGTTGCTCATATCATTACTTGATTTCTCCTCGAAGAAGATACTTACCTTTGGTGTAGGTCCCTTTGATAATAAAGATAAGAATGTAACTTATATTAGGTGTGTAGATGAGTATGATATGCTACAGAGATTCCTTGCATATTGGCAACAGAATACACCAGAGATTGTGACAGGATGGAACTGCACATTGTACGATATACCATACCTTGCAAAGAGAATCACTCGTATTCTAGGTGAGAAAGCATCAAAGCAACTATCTCCATGGGGTCTAGTGACTCATGAAGAGATCTTTATACAGGGTAGAGGACATCTACAGTATGATATTGCAGGTGTCACTGTTCTAGACTACCTAGATCTATACAAGAAGTTCACATATAAGGCACAAGAGTCATACAGACTGGACTATATTTCATCTGTAGAACTAGGACAGAAGAAACTAGACCACTCAGAGTATGATACCTTCAAAGATTTCTATACAAATGGATGGCAGAAGTTTGTAGAATATAACATCATTGACGTAAAACTTGTTGACGCTCTTGAAGAGAAGATGAAGTTGATTGATCTTGCTGTAACTATGGCATT